AAGAATCGGGAGACCGGTTCTTTTCTTTTTACCCAAAATCAGGAAGGAGGGAATCGGATGGCTGGACGGATCCAGGGTATCACCGTTGAGATCGGCGGCGATACCACCAAACTACAGACAGCCCTTAAGGGTGTAAATACAGAGATCAGAAATACTCAGAGCCAGCTGCGTGATGTCGATAAGCTCCTGAAACTTGATCCGGGGAATACAGAACTGCTTGCACAGAAGCACAGGCTCCTGGGAGATGCCGTCAAGGAAACGAAGGAAAAACTGGAGACCTTAAAGACGGCAGCGGAGCAGGCAGAACAGGCACTGAAGGATGGAACAATCACGCAGGATCAGTATGATGGTCTGCAGCGTGAGATCGTTGAGACCGAGCAGAAGCTGAAGGCATTGGAGGAACAGGCGAAGGCTTCCGGTACGGCTCTTCAGGAGATCGCCGCAAAGGGTGAGAAGCTGAAGACGGTTGGCGACAACATCACCAATGTCGGAAAGAAGTTCATGCCTGTGACTTTGGGCGTTGTGGGATTAGGTACGGCGGCGGTGAAGACTGCCGCTGATTTTGATTCCGCCATGAGCAAGGTTGCTGCGGTATCCGGCGCGACAGGCTCTGATCTGGAAGCACTCCGGGATAAAGCCCGTGAGATGGGTGAGAAGACAAAGTTCTCCGCATCCGAAGCGGCGGAAGCCATGAACTACATGGCGATGGCCGGCTGGAAGACAGAGGATATGCTTTCCGGTATCGAAGGTGTCATGAACCTGGCTGCAGCTTCCGGTGAGGATCTGGCAACGACTTCTGATATCGTGACAGATGCGCTGACAGCGTTTGGACTCACCGCGAAGGACTCCGGGCACTTTGCGGATATCCTTGCAGCGGCATCAAGCAATGCCAATACGAATGTTTCCATGATGGGTGAGACCTTCAAGTATTGCGCTCCGATTGCAGGTGCTTTGGGGTTTTCTGCGGAGGATACGGCGGAAGCAATAGGCCTGATGGCCAATGCCGGTATCAAGGGTTCACAGGCAGGTACTTCCTTAAGAACTATTATGAATAACCTTTCCGGAGACGTGAAGATCTGTGGATCCTCTATCGGAGAGGTTACGGTTGCAACTACCAATGCTGATGGCTCCATGAGGGATCTCTCGGATATCCTGGCTGATTGCAGGACGGCTTTTTCTGGCTTGTCTGAATCGGAGAAGGCGGCAGCGGCTGAAAGCCTTGTCGGTAAGAATGCGATGTCCGGGTTCCTAGCTCTGATGAACGCCGGGGAAGCAGATATTGAAAAGCTTTCGTCTGCCATTGATAACTGTGATGGTTCTGCAGCAAGTATGGCCGAGACCATGAATGACAACCTTGCCGGTCAGTTGCAGATCCTGAAGTCCCAGCTGGAAGAGCTGGCGATTTCCTTTGGTGAGCTGCTGATGCCTGCAATCAGAACGATTGTCGGATGGATCCAGAAGTTTGTGGATTGGCTCAATTCGATGGATGAAGGCACAAGGAAGGTAATCGTGACGATTGCCCTGGTGGCGGCTGCAATCGGACCGATACTGATCATAGTCGGAAAAGTGATCTCTGCGGTCGGTACCATTATGACTCTGGTGCCGAAGCTGGCAGGCGTGATCAATGCAGCGAAGGGAGTCTTTGCTGCCTTCAATGCGGTATGTGCGGCAAATCCGTATGTGCTGATCATAGCGGCGATCGTTGCTTTAGTGGCGGCGTTCATTTATCTCTGGAATAACTGTGAAGAGTTCCGGCAGTTCTGGATTGACCTGTGGGAGAGTATTAAGGAGATTGCTATTGCCGTGTGGGAAGCACTGAAGGCATTCTTCCAGGCGGCGTGGGAAGCAATCAAGACCACGGCAACAACGGTCTGGAATGCTATCAAAGATTTCTTCTCCGGTTTGTGGGAAGGTATCAAGAATATCTTCACAACAGTGGTCAATGCAATCAGCACGTTCCTGACCAATGCCTGGAATGCGATCAAGAATACCGTGACTACGGTGTTCAATGCGATAAAGACATTTTTCACGACAGTCTGGAATGGTATTAAGTCGGTTATCACGACAGTGGTGACGGCGATTTCTACTTTCCTGAGTACGGCGTGGAATGGGATCAAGACCGCAATCACAACGGTGCTGAATGCAATAAAAACGGCGGTGACAACGGTCTGGAATGGCATTAAGAATACGATCACAACTATTGTGAACGCAATCAAAAATGCAGTCACGACAGCCTGGAACAATATCAAGTCCGCCGTATCCAATGCGGCGAACGCGATAAAGACCGGTGTGACGAATGCCTTCAATGCCATGCTGAACGGCATCAAGAATATCTGTGGAAATATCTATGGCGCGGTGAAGGGCGGATTTGATAAGGCAATCAATTTCGTGAAGAACCTGGCATCGCAGGCTTTCCAGTGGGGTGCTGATTTCATCGGCGGTATCGTGAACGGAATTAAGTCAATGATCGGTAAGGTCGGTGAGGCGGTTTCTTCGGTTGCGGATAAGATCCGGAGCTTCCTGCATTTCTCCGTACCGGATGAAGGTCCTCTTACGGATTATGAGAGCTGGATGCCGGACTTTATCGGCGGACTGGCAAAAGGCATTGAGAAGAGCCGTGGCATGATTGAAAATGCCATGAACGGTGTGACTTCTGATCTGACCATTACTCCGAGGGTGATGGCAGCGCAGGGAGGCTATTCCAGCGGTGGCGTGAACGGCGGCGATCTGATCTCCGGTATCAATACAGCACTGAATACGGCTCTGGCCGGCGGCGGTGCTGCAGGGGATATCGTGATACCGGTTTATATCGGCGGTGACATGATCGATGAGATCGTGGTGACGGCTCAGCAGAGAATGAATCTAAGAAGTGGAGGCAGGTAAGATGGCTCATTTGCAGTATCTTGTTTTTAACAATGAGAATATCCCGATGCCTGCCTCTTATTCTGTGAGTTTATCGGATGTGGAGGCAGACAGCGGCGGTGTGACAGAGGCAGGAACCACGCAGAGGGATGTTGTAAGAGAAGGTGTGGTTCAGATCAGCGTGACCTTCCGTGTATCGAAACGGTGGCTGAATAAGTTTTCGGCTTATAAGAAGCTGGCAAGCATTACGGTCGGATACCTGGACATGGAGACCATGAACATCGTGGATACGCAGATGTACATTGACGGGTATCAGGTGAAGCTGGTCAGTGATACAAGCTATGGGAGCTTGTGGGAGGTGAGTTTTACATTGAAAGAGTTCTGATTTGCTGTTATGATTATGCTCTTCCCTGACGAAAAATAAAAGATGAAAAAGGCTATTGACTCTCACGTTCCGTGATAGGCTACGATATCTTCATCAAGAAACAGGAGGATGATCATAATGAAAACAGTTAAAGAAGTATCGGAGCTTACAGGTATCTCAGTGCGCACGCTTCATTACTATGATGAAATCGGGCTTTTTAAGCCGCCGGAAGTAACGGAAGCAGGATACAGGCTTTATGACGATAAAGCTATAGAAAAGCTTGGGCAGATACTGGTATTTCGCGAGCTGGATCTTTCGCTTGCGGATATTAAACTCATCATGGATAATCCTGATCTTGATCGCAACAGCGTTTTGGCGAAACAGCGTGAAATGCTCTGTCTTAAAAAACAGAGACTGGAGCGCATTATTGCCAACATAGACAATATGTTGAAAGGAGATCATGATATGGACTTTACCGTATTTGATGAAACGGAACTTCGAGCTATGTTTTCAGATATGCTGCAGAACATGAATGAATCGCAGAAGCAGATCTTCATTGACCGTTACGGCAGCATTGAGGCATGGGAGAAACACATGATAGAGGGTGCTTCCGACGAAAAGGTTCAGAAGAACTTTGCAAAAGTGGTTGAATGGTATGGGAGCAAGGAGGCTGTAAAGGAATCTTTGAAGAATCCTCCAAAATCTGAAGTGTTCACGGCATATCAGAAGAGGATTGGAAGCATTCAACAGAAGCTTGCTGATATGAAGGGTACAGATGTTAATTCATTTGAAGTTCGGCTGCTAATCGGTGAATATGATTTTGTCGCGAAGCAACTTTACCAGGTTGAAGATGCAAGACCGCTTTTGATGGATATTGCAAAAGGATACCAGGAAAATGAAGAACTGGCACAAGGTGTGGATTCTGTTTATGGAGATGGATCCGCAAAATACATTGGAGAAGCGATAGAAGCTTTCTATATGTCGCCGGGATTCTTCAAATAATCAGATATGATTGAGTAAAGAGTAAAGGGATCGGGAAACCGATCCTTTTATTATGTTCGGAGGGAGGTGGTCGTTTGTATCCGGTAAGCTCAGCTTTCCTGAATGCAGTGAAGGCGAATACAAGAAAATACTATTGGACGGGGCGGATCACTACCACGGCCGGCGATGTATATGATTTTGATCAGGATGATATCGTGAAGGGAAGCGGGTATATCACAAGCCAGTGTTGCGGTTCCACAGAGATAGAACTGGGAACTGTGTATGCTGCGGAGATGGGGATTTCGCTTTTCTCTGAGATCAATCGGTATACCCTGGAAGATGCGAAGGTGGAACTGTTCTATCATCTGCAGGTGGCAGGCGGCTCTTATGAGAGAATCCCCATGGGGATCTTTGAAGTATCGGAGGCGAACCGTAAAGCGAAGTGCCTGGAGATCAAGGCCTATGACTACATGGTGCGGTTCGAGAAGGCTTTTACTTCTCTGGAATCCATCGGTAATGCTTATGACTTCATGGTGCTCTGCAGTACGGCCTGTGAGGTGACGCTGGCTCAGGACAGGGCAACGATTGAGACGATGCCGAACGGGACGGAGAACCTGTCCATCTATTCTGATAATGATATTGAGACTTACCGCGATGTGCTGTTCTATGTGGGGCAGGTACTTGGCGGTTTTTTCGTGATCAACAGAGCCGGAGAACTGGAGCTGCGGAAGTATGGGAATACACCGGTGCTGACAGTTGAGAGGAAGCACAGGTTCACTTCTAGCTTTTCGGATTTTATCACGAGATATACGGCGGTCAGTTCAACGAACCTTCGAACACAGATTGCGGAGTATTATGCGCTGGATCCGGATGACGGGCTGACGATGAACCTGGGCGTGAATCCGCTTCTGCAGTTCGGTCTGGAAGAGACCAGGCGGCAGCTTTGCACAAATATCCTGAATGATCTGGCTGTCGTGAACTATGTTCCGTTTGATTCGGATACCATTGGGAACCCGGCCTTGGATGTGGGGGATATCTTATCCTTTTCCGGAGGACAGGCGGACGCTACGAAGTATGCCTGCATTACATCGAGCAGCATAAAGATCGGAGGCAGGCAGAGTATCAAGTGCGTGGGAAAGAATCCGAAGCTGTCCCAGGCGAAGAGTAAGAATGACAAAAATATCTCCGGGCTTCTGGCTCAGATCGAGGCAGGGAAGATCGGGATCCATACCTTCACCAATGCATCGGCATTCACGGTGGCAGATGTGGATACGAAGATCATTTCCATCGAGTTTGCCACCACAGAAGCGAACCATGCGCAGTTCTTCGGTCAGGTGATCGTGGATGTAACGGCTCAGCCGGTGACAAGATCTGTGACGGCATCCGGGGATGTGGTGATTCCGTCTGTCCCTGTTGATGATCTGCCGGTGGATCCGGATGATCCTGAAGAAGAGCCGGTAGTGATCGGCAATACGGAAGAGCAGACGATAACAATATCTCTTCCGATGAGCTGGCAGGAGGATGGTCATGCGGATGTGATTTTTTCCTTTGAGTTCAACAACCAGATGATCCCGGTGCATTATCCGCAGGAGAACTGGCACTCCGGAAGGCACACGATCCTTCTGTATTATCCAATCGAGGATGTGGTGCCAAACTACACGAATATCTTCAATGTCTACATGCGATGCGAGGGCGGCACGGCTGCGGTGGATACCGGGATGTGCATTGCTTCCATTTCCGGCCAGAGTATGGGTGCTTCAGCAGCATGGGACGGCAGGATCGATATTGAAGAGTATGTTGACCTGTTCAGAATCGGCGATGGAAGTCAGAACGGACGGCTTCAGGTGAA